CCCCATATTGAGAACGGTTCCCATTAAGCGGTCATGACGGCACGACACGCCGTGCAAGTTTGACGTGTCGCGTGTCGTATGCTAGCGAAAATTGAACGGGAAAAAACGTGACGTGTTGGCGTGTCGTGTTTTGTATGTGTTATATTTGAGTTGTCAACAAAAAAACAACCCTGTGAGCAATAGGGAAAGGAAAGTTAAAATGTTTAAAGTTAAGGGTTATGTAACTGAGATTGTACCGAATCATGTATATTCGGTTGATATTGACGGTTTTGGGAAAATTGTTACTGCTTGTAAGGAGATTGATAATGGCGTGGTCACGTTTAAATCAGCTCTTACTAGGGTTCTTGAATATAATTATGGTGATTGTGATTTTGACTTCGTGTGTTGTGGTGTTAAAAATGGTGTTGGTTGCTATGTTGTTTCAATTTATGATTTTGTGTGGTGACTGACATATAAATAACCCCGATAGGTAAACCTATCGGGGTTATTTTTAGAAGTCCATGATATTGAATGTGAAGTAGCTGTTTAGTGTGTTGTTGGGGCCGCCTGCTGTGCTACCGGGGAATATGTCTACGATACTGAGTTTGTGGCCATCGAATTTTACTCGAACTGGGGTCGCGTCATCGAACCATGCTAGCATGATTTTCCATATTCCGAGTGTGCTTGCGCCGTTGATTTGGTAGATTGCGTCGGTTGACCATTTGAGTAGGTGTGCTCGCATGTTAATCGTTACGGTGGTGCCGTTGATGTAGACGTTGCACTCGGATACGTTGGTGTCGGTCATGGCGGAGTCTTTGTTGATGCTTTCCCAGCGTTCTACTCGTGGTTGTGCTGTGAGGTGGTGTTTTAGGATGTTGGCAATGTAGTGGCCGTATCGCGCCGCGCCGGCGGTGTTTGGATGAATATCGGTCATTTCGGTGTCGCGGTATAGGCCCCATGAGGGTGCGTCCTGTACAGTCCATGTGTCGGTATAGTTTCCGGCGTTTAGCATGGTGCTGTAGTTGTGGCTTTTGCCGGTGGGGTATGTGCTGTCCCATAGCATGGGAATGAAGCAAATTTCACTGTCGGGGAACAGCTGTTTTGCTTTTGTGAGAGTGGTGGCGACTTCGTTGTAGGTGAGGCTGTTGGGATCGTTGCGTCCGCCTCCGATTACTACGTATTTTACGCTGGTTTTGTCGTTGATTTGTGCGGCGGCTTTGTCTAGTTGTTTGCTGAATGTGTTATCTCCTGTGGTGTCGCCGTTGTGAAAACCGGTGCCTCCGACTGCGTAGTTGTGGCATGTCAAGCCGAGCAGTCGGCTAGCGACTGTTATCATGCTGTCAGTTGCGGGGGTGGTGGTGCGGAACCCCTCGAAATAGCTGTCGCCTATTGCGATTAGCGTATCTTGTGTATTCGGTATTTGTAGATAACGATTGTCGCTTTCATTTTTTGTATAGGTGTTGTTTATACGGTTTTTTAGATTGGTTGCGTTTTCTACGGTGTTTGCGCCTAATGCGTTTAGGTTGTTAGCCGCGTTGTTCGCCGTTTCGGTTGTGGTGACAAGGTTTGACGCGGTTGTGTCTATTTTGTTTTTGAGCTGTGTCGCGGTTGTGGTATCGGTTACGCCTAATGCTGTGAGATTTTTGGTGTTGTTTTGTGCGGTTTCTAACGCTTGCGTGGCTTTACCGCCCGCAGTGTTTGCGTTAGTGTTGATTTTGTACATGTTATCGTCGATAATATCCATTGACGCATTGTATTGGTCATTGAGGTTGGCCGCGTCACCGGTTTGATATTTTTCGAGATTGAAGTTAGTTGTATAATTGGTCATGTTAGTTGCCCTTCTTGAGATTTGTCGGGTGGTTTATTTCCTCTTGCACTTTTAATTGATGTATTACGCGGTCTAGGATACGCATTGCCGCGTTGTATCCATCACGTAGGTCGGCTAGGTCACCTGTTTCGTATAGCGGCAGATGATAGAACGGTGTTTCTGTTGCCATGATGGTATGCCCTTACTTGGTCGGCGGAATTGGATAGCCCTCTTCGGTTTTCTTGAGCTTGGCGAGGTCGGTAACGGTAAAAGTTTCCGTTCCGGTACGGTTTAATATGTGGTTGAGAGTGGTTCCGAGTGTTTGCGCGTTAGACCCGGTTAGACCTAGTGCTTTTATGAATGCGGCTAAGCCGTCCGGTAACACGTTATTGTTTAACGCTAAGTCCGCTTTATCGCTGACGCCTTTTATGGCTTCATCGATTTTATCCATTGACGCATTGTATTGATCAAGTAGATTTGCGGAATTTCCCGCCTCATATTTTTCCAGTTCATAATTCGTGGTGTTAACCATGATACTCCTTCTTTATGAGAGTGGCGGGTATTTGTCGCCGGTGGTTGGGTTAGTGACACGTGGTGTTGCGTCATCGAATATGGTAAGATTGCCGATTGCCGGTGTTTCGTCGGTACGGTGCTCGGATAGTTTGCCGGTGTTGATATCGGCTATTTGTGTGACGCGCGCGCCGTACACTGCTAGTTCGCGGTACAAATCGCGTAGCGCTGTTTTACTGTCAGTGTATTCACCTTTTGTGACGTTCCATACTAGTTGTGTGTCTCCTATGTGGTCGATTTGTTCTTGTATTTGCGCTATGGCGATTGCATAATCGTTTAGGTGTGCTTCAATGTTTTTTATTCTTGTATCGTAGTCGTTCAATGTTTTGTTTATGTCGGTTACGATTTCGTCCAAATATGCGGTTATGTGGTCAATTTCGCATGAAATGTGTTTTATTATTTCTTCTTGGCTTTTGGCGTTCCAGTAAAACGCGGGTATGGCGGGCGTGTACGGCCATACCGAGAAAAACGGCAGATATGGAAACATTATTTTTCCTTTCGTGCGAGATGGATACGTTGCGCCAAAACGTCGGCATATTGTAGCATGATGGCGTATTGTTTTATCAACAATTTATAGTGATTATCTGTCAGCGTTTTCTTTTTGTTCATTTGTTTCAATAGATAATCACCTAGTTTGTTGATGGCTTCGGTAAGTTTGGAATATTCGTTTTCGACGCGGGCTAATGTATTGGTGTCCATGAAATCATCTCGCTAGTAATTGTTTATGTTGATAGTCCATAACGGACTGAAACATGATTCTAGGTGGTCGAGCAACATCACGTCAATGTCAACGTATTCCCCATTTCGTATGCGATTGACTTTGTCCATGAAGTCGCCGTTAGTAATGGTCTCGTATTGGGTGTCCGTCGCGTTGCTTGCGTAGTCTTGATTTTCAGCAAGCTGCGTCGCGGGAAAATCACTATACACGGCTCGCATTTTATGCCATGTGTCGTTATCACTGAGTATTATATCAGGGTTTTTATCTACAAGCGCGTATAGTGGGCGCAATGTCGGCATAATTTCTTGTATGAGACGTAGGAAGTGTCGTCTCCATCTTGACGGTGGCATAACGCCTAGTTCCCGATCATAGAAACGGTTTTCTATTTTACGGCAACAGCGCGTGTATTGCGTGTCATCATAGGCAACGTCCCGCCACGACCATGCGGCATTATCCCAGTCAACACCACCCGGCACGTCAAGTAGTTCGCCAAACGTGTACGTCATCACGCCATGAAATTCGTTGCGTGATTCGCACGGCTGGTAGCTGTCTATGTCATTTGGCATTATCATCATCGGTCAATCTTTCAAGGTTGTTCAAATAATCATAATTGCGTGAGATGTTGTCTTCGTTCCATACGACTTGTATCGGTTCCCTGAGGTATTTTTCAAACCGGGTGTTGAGTATATCGCAAGCGGCGCGCCGTTCCTCAAGTTCGCTGAGCGCGCGTAGATCGGTCGGTTCGCCGTAATCCTGTATTTCATCGGCGGTTTGCCGTTCCATTTTCAAGGGGAGGTTTTTGATACCTAAGGCTTGGTAGAACGAGTTCCACGTGTTTTGTATATCGTTCTGTAATTCCATGCCGATATACTCGACATTGGTTTTCAGCACGTTAGCCTTCATGGAATCGGTGAAACCGGGTGTCGCCATGATTGCCATTTCACCGCCGCTGATTTGCTTGATAACGTTGATACCCGCCGTCTGCTGTCCGGCTGGAACCTCCAAAATAAACGGTGTTTTCTGGTTGAAACGATTTTGCCGTCGCGTCATGTACAAATCTGCTATTTCATGCGCGAAAAACTCGATGGTCGGAATGAGCGGCGTACGGGCACGGTTGGCGTAGATGAAAACACCATTTGAATTGTTAACCGGAAAACGCCAACCGTTAATACCGTAACTATCCCATTTCTTCGGCTTGTAATACACGTTGAAATTCGATGTTGTCACCGCCTGTGTGCTGAAGAACACGCCGGGCTTGCTATGCGGGTATGCGATTGTCGCGTAACCGAAATACAATAGATTGTATTCCAGAAACCAAGCGTCGCAGGTTTTCGGCAGATTCAACCATTTGAACCGTGATAACGCGATATTCAACATTTGCGAATACGCCATCGAATACGCTTGCGAGTTGAGCGCCTCGGACTGTTGCCATACCGGTGCGCCGCGTTCTCCCAGTTCCGCGCGGGTTAACGGCCTTTTATGTGTACGTTTGCGTCCCATATTTTCTTTTCCACCTTATAGATTGTCGTGTACGAAGTCGCCGCCGACTTCCTCGGGCCTGCTCCATATTGTAACACCGGAACTGAAAATATCCCTTATTGTCTGCAATTGCTCGTTTTGCGCCAATGGGCATGTCGTCCATATATCGGCGGTCTGCCAATACGTGTAATGCTTGCACGTTGTCAGCGTCGGTTTGTTATAGAGTTTGTTGCTTGCTATCCCGTAGCGTAGCATGTAATCTCCCACCGCCGCTATCGCACCGTTATCTTCCGTGACTATTTTCACGGTCATGGTGTCAAGCCCCGTGGCCTGTCTGAAATTGTCACCGCCATACGCGCCGACCGGTTGCGCTGGATGGTTGAGCATGTCACGCCATGACGCATTCGTGTTGTCGCGCGCGTTCATCATGATACGTTTGGCGTTGTCAACCGTCACATCACGTGACGCGCCCGCGTTAGTGTTGGCCGTGCCCGTACTTGTGGCGGTCATGTCGGTAGCCGCACTTGTGCTGTACTCGGTAACGTGGTCAGCTTGCGTGTTCGCACGACTGGTCACGGCGGTGGCCTGAGTTATGGCATGTTGTGTTTGCTCGGTGTTGGCCTGTATTGCGGTTTTCGCTTTATCAGTTGCAACATAATTAGAAGTCGCGTTGAGTTCCTGACTGTTAGTGATTGCAATACCGGTGTTGTAGCCCTGAAGCGCCGCACCGCCGATCGCCATTGCACCGGCCACCACCGGTGAGGCCGCGCCTCCGGTGCCGATTACCAGCGCGGCCCCCGCCATTGTGCCTATCGCACTTGCCACGTTTGTTATTGCCTGAGTTTGGGTGCCCTCCACAAAAGCTTTATTTTGCAGTGTATTATCATCACTTACATCACGGTTGATTTTTACCGTGCTAGTCGTCAAGTCAGCGTTTTGGCGTGCGGTCGAGTATGTGAGATTATCCGATCGTACACTATTGGACTCGTCTTTTATCGCTATGTCACGTTGATTCGCGCGTGCGGTGTTCGACACCGCCGCCGCACTGCTACGATACGTGTTTGCTTGACTGACATTAGCCGAGCGCGCGCCGTTTTCATACGTCAGCATGGCGTTTTGCCGTGCCTGACTTACGGCGACATTGTAAGCGGCGGCGCGTTGCGCGTCGATCGCGCGGCGTTGCAACGCATACGTCGGAATGTCATGGGATATCAGCGTTTTGAGCACGTCCGCGTTCGGCACGTCGGCGGTAATGCTAGCACCGTTGATGGTGTTGATGGTTATGGACGTGCCGCCGTCACCCCCGACACCGTCAAGCCATGCGAGTTGTCGTAATATCGGGTAGCTTAATGACGTGACGGCTTGCGCCGAGAGATGGCCGCAATCCGCTATTTCCACACGGGTTTTATTGCCGATATTGTCGGATATTTCCAAGTGCGCGTAGGGTGCAAGGTACAGTCGTGTTATTTTGGCGTGCTCGGGTGAATAACCGAAGTCATTTATTGTTAGATTAATGTCCGCTAGTTTTGCGCGCGCGCCGCTGACCGTATGCCATGCCACATCATTAACCGTAGTGACGGATTCTAATTGCATCATGCTTGCCGTGGCAACGAAAACAGATACGATTTGTGACATGATATGCGGATAATACGCAAACATCGTATCAAAATAATCACCCGAGACTTTGGATGATTCCAGCGCGTACATGTACACGTTGCTTGCGGTGAGGTTATCAATGGAATTATATGACGTACCCGCACCGATTACGTTTGACGTGTTTACGTTTCCGGCACCCCATACAAAATCATTAACCGTTGCATCGGCGTTAGTGTATGACGGATTGGTATCCGTGACGTTTGTACCGCGCATATTGCTCATTGATTGCAATTGTTGCGGGGAAAACGTTGCGGCCAAACATATGTATCTTGCCCCGTTTTGCAAGTTAATCGCCGTGCTTTTTCTAATGTTCGTGGCCGCGTTGCCATAATCAACGTCGGGCAACGTAAAATCACGACAGTTGGCCCGTGGGTTCTCCAACAGTTTTTGCGGTGTCGTTTCCGTCAACGGCGCGTGCCCGCGTGACAACAGCAAACCGTTGATTGTGGTGCTGTTGATATAGTCCGTCCATACATCACGTACAAGCGTGCATGTTGTCGTGTTTGGCGCTTCGGCGCGTACCGAGGTGACGAAAAAGTGATAGCGTGTCTGCACGTCGGTTTTCTGATACGGCGTATTGACAATATCATGCGAAAAATCAACGACAATGTAATTATACTGTTGCGCTGTCATGTAAGGTACGGGCAATTTTATACCGTCCGCGTCGGCGCGTGCGATATACAAGTTCGTTGCGAGCTTGACGCTTTCGCCGTCCAGTTTGTCAAACCACGAGTCTCTTACGGTGTCATCGGGGAATTTCACAACGTCGTGGTAATCATCGTACCAATTCACGCGACACAACTTGATTGCCGTGTTTGGCGTCCAAACATTGTAATCGAAAACGTTGCGGTACTGTCCGTATACGCGCGTGTCCGTATCGGGGAACGCTGTTGCGTTTTGCAGATGTGGAAACTCCATATCGCGCCCTTTCCTATATACGAAAAATGAGTGGTGCTTCACATGAAACACCACTCATTTTATATCATAGTCGATTTCAGGCTATGCGACGGTGAACGTGCATGTTGCGAGATGTTTCGTAGTCTTGCTGTTCGGGCCGACATACGTAGCGGTACCCGTCACGGTAATGACATCACCGGCCACAAGGCCGTCACGCTGGACATGCAAGCGTGCTTGATCATCCACGAACGTATTGACGTTGAGGTCGAACGCCGCACCGTGCGCGTCATCATCGCTTGCGGCATGGTTCGCCGCAACCTCGTACGTAGCCGCGTCCGGTGCCACCTGAATGGCGGTGCCGGTTGGCGTGACGGTGGCGATGAGCTTCGGTGTGAGCTGCAACAGGTCGCCCGCCTTGACGGTGGCCGTTGTCGGGGTCAGCGTGAAACCGGTCACTGTCTGAGTCACAACCTTGATGGATGTACCCGTTTCGGTGGTGAACAATGCGCACGGGGTGAAGGGTGACACGCCATAGATACCCCAGTGATTCAGATACATTGTGTTGGTGAGTGTCTGCGGATTGTAGAACTGCGTAGTGCCATAAAGGGTATCGCGCACCTGATACCAGTCAGTGGACACAAGCAATGCCACCGCGCCCGGAATGCCGAGAGTCGGCACCTGAATGATACGATACGGTACGTCGGCTTTGTCCAGCTGGAACACCGCCGACAAACCGTCAACGTCAAGAGACGCGAGATATTCCGGCTCAATCAGCAGCACCATTTGTTGAGGATTAGCATACGCCGGAATATCGTTTACATTGAGGGCGTTGTACTGTGTGCTCGGGAAACGCATACGCCCGGCGGTCGCACGCAACGACTTGAGCAGCGTTTTGGCCGACGCTTCGTCGGTCGGTGCCGCATCGAGATGAACCTTATAGAAACCAAGATTTTGCTCGTAGTGACTAATCAATGACAACATGATGTTCATTTCGTCGTATTCATCACTGTTGCGCGGCGTTTCCATAATCTGCGCAATGAATCGATTCAGACCGTAATCATCCACGAAAGCCTGCCGCAGTTCATCGTCAGTCCAAGAAATAGGATACTGATCTTTACGATTCATCTCATAAAACCACACGGAGGCTTCGGGACGGTGCATCTTCAACAACGTTTCCGCATCGTCCTTGTAACCGTGCGCCTTAATCCACTTGACGGCAATTTCCTGTACGGTCGAACCCCAATATAAATTCTCTTTTTTGAATATCGAGAGCATATTTTTAAACGGCTCGTTTTGCGCCATCACGGTAAGGCCAATACGGTTAACCATGCTCCAAACACAGTCATTAAGATACTGGCGGTTCATCGGGTCGAACAAATATCGCGCGGTATTGGCTACACCCGTTTGCGTCGCGCTCGGTACACGCTGTTGATAATCGTCAGTACCCTTAAGGCGCACCTTATCCAAAATAGTCGCGTTGTCTACAGCCATAATATTTTTTCCTATCCGTTACAGTGTGTAATCGAGGTTTTCCAAGTCTTCCGCCGCCGCCTGTGCGATCGCCTCCGCCGCGTCATCGTCGGTTTCCTTGACGGTTGCACCGTTTTCGACCATCTGCGCCACGGAATCGGTGAAATTGTCGTAGATTCCATCGATTCGTTCGTTCATTGCATCAATCTTATCAAGCAACCGTGAAAGCATGTCGCACAAATCATCGAACTCGCCTTCACGGTGCGCTTCGTCGGGGGTGAGGTCATCACGTTCGGCGGTGTCCCTCTCCTCGGTGGTTTCGTCATCCATTATTTTTCCTTTCATATATGAAAAAGCCGTACCGGTATGTAACCGGTACGACTCAAGAATAACATACTGTTGACATGTTTCATAGCGGTAATCGGCGCGCTTTTTCCCTCGCGGCCGCATCGTCGCCGGAGTCAACCGTGGTTATCGACAATGCGTTTTAGCGACATCACTATGACACCTCACGTATGCCGTGTTTATTTTACACCGAAATTCTTGAGCATTTCAAACATGGCGTGTTGCGTTTCCATCATGTCATATCTCAGATAGCCTAACGCGTAATACGATGTAAGGTTTTTAATCAATTCTTTCGCCATATTCGCAGTGAGGTAATTCAGTTTGTTATCATCTCGTGTGATTGCAAAATATGGCACATGTGCGCCGCCGTCGTATTTCATGGAAAGAAAAACATATCCGCAACGCATATCAACATACACGCCATATTCTTGTCGAAACCAACGGAACACATAAGTGAGTTTCGCGTGCTTATGCGGTTTTTCGATGAAATCGGTATCAAATTGCCGAAACTTGTTTTTCGCTGTCATATCATCATTGTTTTTCAACATACGCCCCGCAACGGTGTTCTTTGCCTTTTGCTCGGCATAGTCATCGTCTCGCACGTAATCGAACAGACATGTTTTGCCATCAAGCCATTGCAGGCCATACTCGGGATTGAGGGGCACTTCATAACGTCGAAAATACGGATTGAACGCGTCGCAAGCGTTACCTAAAAGGAATACTCTCGGCTTACGTAGATCGGTGTCATCAGCACGTTCACGCGTCACGGTATCCACAATTTTCGCCAATTGTTCAAACTCGTTTTTCAAATACGTATGATATCTATCGTCATTATCGATAATAAATTCATCCATGCAAATGTTGCGCACGTTCACGTATGTGCTTTTCTTTTTTCGCTGTTGCATGGTTAAAGGTATAAAATAACCGCATATCCGCCACGAATTTTCTTTTTTGCCGGTTTTCTTCCGTCGTATTTCAGCTGTTTTATTGGTTGTACGAAATTCATAATCGGGAAAAATATTATCCTTTATAATACGATCGAAATAGTCCGTAGCGACATCGTTGTTTTCCTCACGAAAACGGGCGATTTCCGCAAAACAATATCCGTTTTTCAAAAAATCCTCTATCATGTATTTTCTCATACCGTAGGTTTTACCCAAACCGCGTGCACCGATAATCATATTAACATCTGCGTTTCGCGGCAATATTACGGTTTTAAGCCGATCATAATAATATTTCGCCATCAATACTCACAATCATAGGTCTGCCGTCCCGCACAATAAGCTCGCGCGGCAATGTCTCAACAGTCCTATTATATACATCCCGCATGTATGCAAGATTCTCGCCGTTGGCCTGTTTGTCCGATTCCCCCAGCCATCTGCCGGACGGATACAACGCTATCGCCTCGGGCGTGTCAACATGATATGTCGCACCCCGATAATCGGTGACGGTGCCGACGTACCTATCCCACACATGCGGACGGTTGCGTTGCAACGTATGGCAAATCTCATAATCAACCAACACGTCATAGCCCAGTGCCGACCGTATCGTTTCCGCGAAACCGTGACCCATGTGCATAATATCCTCGATACAGTCCTCAATAGTGTACACGCCGTCGGGCCGTGGCAAGCCCGCGCAAGTGACATGCACGCGCCCGGACATATCCAGACTTACACGCGCCTTGTTCCACAGTTCCACATGCTCGGCGTAACGAGTGGTGCCGCCACAGTCCTCAACCTCAAATTTGCCGATATGGTCAAGCGTTGACGCCATGCCGGGCGCGGTGTTTCGGACGCGCCGCATGGTAAGATCGATTGCGTTTTCTATCGCTGTGTGCAATGGTTCGAGCGCGTCCAACAGTTCCGTATCGGTCACGTCATTGGCGCAACTGATTTTAAGGCTGTCTGTATCACCGCCCGTGACAATGACGCGATTTCCGAAACGCCGATATATCAGCATCATGGCTATCACTAGATGCATACGCGATCCGGCTACAATTCGCATACCATACGTGTACAGCACGCGCGGTGTCTTCGGACGCTTTTTCGCAAAATTCTCAGGAGTGCAGACCGTGGCCTTATCTACCTCCAGTTCACCGGTTTCCGTCACACGGTAATCGGCCTTCATGACGTCTTGCGCCTGAGTGCCATAGATACCATTGAATTGTCCCTTAACGGTGCTACCGTAATAGGATTGCAGAAATTTCATGCTCAACGTACCCGCCCTAGCGTCACGTGCGATTCCCTCGGGTATCGACTCGGGTATATCACCCGCATACGGCACACCCTCGATGTAGTGTTTAATCAGGTTTTTCACGTCGGTTTTACGCGCGAACAGCATGTTAGATTGTAGGGTCACATAATCGGGCGGTACGATCGACTTAGTGGTGACTTCACCGTACAACACATGCATTTTGTCAAACTCATACACCTGTGCCACGTTCCACAACTCAATCTCATTAACGTGTAAGATGCATTTGTCCGCCCGATACAATTTTCCATACGCAAACGTCGGATTAACGGCACTATCAACGTAGCCGTGCGCCCTAATACTGTTTTCCTGTGTTTTCGCGCGTTCATTGTTGCTGTAATCGGTGTCCGCGTGCAACGTCCGCACAAATTTTGAACGTGGGCAGATTGCAATACCCCAATCGGCAAAACATGTGTTTGCCCGTAATCTAAGGTTTGTAAAACTTATCGCAACATGTAACCCCGTGCGAAACGGGTCACTATAATTACACATTACATCTTCAAGCGGTGTGCCCACGATGCGCTCGCACGCGATTTGCAAAATTTCCGGCGGGGCAACCGCGAATTTAACCGGCAAACGCCGTCCGTTGATAAACGCATGATGCATTGACGTAACGTCAAGAGACGCCACGTTATCCACGACAACGCTAGCGGTTTTCGCGCTCGTAAACGTCAAACCGCCACGAAAACACGCTTTACGCAACGCATAGGACTCATAGTTTTTCGGAAACTCTTGATTGCACGTCATTTCAAACGCGCGTTGCAACGTGATTTTCTTACCGCCTTGCAACGTGACGCGCCGTCCGCCAATCTCACGGCGCGCCATCTGCCGCACCAATGACGTCTTGGTCAATACGCGGCACCCCAGCATGTCAGGCGTGAGCCAATGGTTTGCGCGCAATAGCCATTGCAGATACTGCGGTATCACCTGTACATCACGCCGCGCGTAAAACATTTCCTCCTCGGTTAACGGCGTTTCGGGTGTACGTACCAGCGTGTAATCCCAATCGCCCACCGCCTTGGGCAGACCGCACGTCTCACCCATAGCGCGTAGGCCGCCCATTTCAAGGTAAAACGTATCCCAAAAACGGCACACCACATTACCATCCATGCACAAATCAAGTGTGTACACGCTGGTTGCGGTCTGCGCGTTGACCTCAATCGTATACGACTGCGCCAATTCCAGCATGAGAGTCTGCATGTCGAACATGAGGTTATACGCCGCGATTATCGGCACATAACCATGTGCACGACCATACGTAATCAAATCATCAATGTACGTCAACGCTTCGGACGTGCGCCGGTAAAAACGTACATCGTCCGTATCGGGCGTATACGATTCCAACGGGGTGGCCCGCAAATCGTTGAAAATGTATAATATCGGATACGCGCGCGTTTCGGCACCCTCACCGATGTTCGTGGTTTCGGTGTCGAAGATCGCCGCAATTCTGTATTCCTTATGTGCTTTCATCGTATTACGTCAGGAGATACCGCCACCAGCCATATCGGGCTACCGCCGTCGGTATCCGTATAATCTTCTAGTTCGCCCGTGTGCGCTTTCATGCTTTTGGCGTATTGCAGTACTTTTTCATTTCGCGTCATAATGACATCAAAAAGCTCACTCAGCGAGTCCGCGTCATATGCCTTCATGACGGCCTCCAAACGTTTGTCCGGCGGAATATTAGGTTTTTGCCATATATTTTGTGTGTATCGCCAAAAAATCTTGACTTTTTCCCGACCGAGCTCACCCAACACGCTCGGTTGCCCCTTGGACGCCATTCGCATCTCGATACGGAAAATGTTAAACGAGCGTCTGCGTTCCATTGCGCGACCTTTGCCGCCGCGCACCTCGCTTACCTGTCGCACAAGTGTATCAGCGGTTTCGTTGGCGCGCTGATACAATTCTTCACGTATGGCGCGATTACTCACGCGCCCGACATATGTTTTTTTCAACTGCGATTCAAGCCGCCGGATATAATTCCGTCGCGCGTTTATCTCGCTTTCGGGCATGGTGTCCGTGATGCTTTTTTTCAGACTGTTTATCGCACGGCGCACGCGCTTGCGTTTCGCGGTTAAAACGTCCGCCTGTTTATGCGCTCTAGGCATGATTTCACCGCCCTCATAAAAAAAAAGCGCCATATTATTTTATGGCGCTTTTTTCTCATTTCAAACTACTTGATGTCAAACTACTTAATTTCAAGCGACTTAGTAGACCTACCACCGCCGAGCGGTGTCTTTTTCACTACCACTGGGATACCGTTCGGCGCGTTGAAATCAGGGAACATATCATAAATATCCAACACGCTACGATAAATGCCCTGCGACTGGCTGAAATACGTATTGCCGTCATTTGCAAAAAGATAAACGTTAACGCACTTCTGCCCCGTCTGAGATCGCACGCCCGGCGCGGTGTACACGCCAATGACCGTTAGCGGCGTATCACCGATAGCGTTCAACGACAATGCACTGTTACGCGCGTTGACAATGGCACGTTTGCTCTCAAAAGTACTGTTGCCCATCGTACAAATGTAACGATAATTGTCAACAGAGGTCTGGGCGGTTTCATTAGCGGTGTCGTTCATCTGTTCATTAGTCTCGGTCATGATGTTTTTTTCTTTCAAAATCAGAACTCGGCTTCGTTATCGTTGTCGTTGTCGGTATCGTTGTCGGTATCGTTGTCGGTATCGGTATCGGTTACGATACGTTCGGCGTGTGCAATGAACGTGTCAACGTCCATAGCATACGTTGTCTTGTGTACGGTGATATCATCAATCAGGACGTTAACGATACCCGCGTCCATAAGCGCTTTAACTGCTTTTTCAACGGTGCGAATGTTTCCGGTGGTGTGGAACGTTTGCAATTCACCGTTTCGATCATAGTAGCTGATATCGCTATCAGCGATTACCTTACGAATCTTACGCATATTATTATCCTTTGCATCTATTTTTTCTGTTAACATTTTTGCTAACACATATATTTATAACATAAAAATCGGCGCGCGCAAAAGCGACACGCCGATTATTAATAATGATTATCAGTAACGCAAAATCTGACCCGGATAAATCAAACTCGGGTTAGACAAGCCATTAACCGACGCGACACGCGACCAATCAACGCCGAAAACAGACCACAAACTATCACCCGGTTGCACCGTATACGTGCGTACCGCACTCGTATTCAACTGCGCAACAGTGCCACCGCCATAGCAAACGGTTTCGCCGGGATATATCACATTGGGATCACCGGACGCATACCCCGACCAATCAGACCACGGCCACAAACCAGTCGCCGCCGCGATACCGGCCAACGTGTCACCCGGCCCGACCGTAACACACGTAGACGCGCAACCAGCGTCCGGCACCGGTTCCGGTGCCGGAGTCGAAACATCAACATCACGTTCGCCGCGCGCATACGCGTCCCATTGCCAGCGCTCGCCCCTAAAATAATTCAAATCCAGTGGGCCATAACCCGACACGTAACCATTAGATGTATACTGTCGCATGGCCTCACCATACGCGCCATAAAGCCACGGCACCGCCTGATAACCAGTCGGCGCGTTCGACGCATATTGTGCAACCCAAACGCCGCAATGCTCACGCACATACGGCGTGAGCTGACTCACCGAATATGCCCCCGTGTAAACGATAGGCCACACTTTTGTTCGGTCATACACGCGCCGCACCCAAGTCTCGACCCACGCCCCATTACCAAACTGCGGGTTGTCGTCAGCCTCCCAATCCAGCGCAAGCACGGCACGCCCGACATATCCGGCCACGTTATCAACGAAAAAATCAGCTTCAGCCACCGCATCATTGCCCATAGCATAATGGTACACGCCGATACTTTTGCCGCTATCCACTGCACGACCAAGTTGATAATTCGCGGCCTGATTAACGCCATTGACCAAACAGACATTATTAAAACCGCCAATACCCCAAGTCGTACCGGCCACAACAAAATCAGCGTCCAATACATACGTATCAATATTACATTGCCAATTGCTCACGTCAAAACCACGCATATCCGCGTATGCAGACGGTACGAAAACCAACGACAACACGCATACGCACGCCAATATACTACGCCATATTCGCTTCATCAACATCAGCACCCCCCTTATCATCCTTAAGCAAGGCAATAAGCTCTTCAGTCAAAACATTGTTCTTCGTCATCAAATTATTAAAATCACGAAACGTCGTAGCAATAAACCACGCCATCCCACAACACGCGACAATCGGAAAACCAACACTACCCACAAGAGCAGCAACAGAACTCATATCCATATGCATACACCTCATACAAAAAGGCCACAACACGTCAAACGACATGTCATGACCTAATATATCACACTAACAATAACAATTCTCAATAACCGTGGCCTATCCGGGAATTGAACCCGGCCCGCACATCTTATAAGAATGCCGCTCTAACCACTGAGCTAATAGGCCAAACAACACCATACTACACACCCGTATCATTCCACAAATTCAACCGCATTAACGCGATATCATCAGCATAATGCGCCATCACAAAATCAAACAAACCAACACAATCAGCATCACGCCCAGTCTCATAATGCCCCACACGCATACGATGCACACGACGTACACCCTTAACCATACTACCACCTATATAAAAACTCTTACAACCATTACACCTATTATAATTCATCACACTCAATGCCTCCTACTATAACCAAGAGATATCACACCACATCGTCCCGCAACTAAACAATTCATAGGATATAAATATATCGTACCATTAACATCAACAAAACACTGCACAAAATCACTTTCACATGCACCCGCATCAAGCAAACGACAAACACAATAATAATTCATAAAACTATACCCCTTGGTCATTTTATTTTTTCCTATTCTCTAGGGTTGTTTTTTTTTGTTGACAACTCAAATATAACACATACAAAACACGACACGCCAACACGTCACGTTTTTTCCCGTTCAATTTTCGCTAGCATACGACACGCGACACGTCAAACTTGCACGGCGTGTCGTGCCGTCATGACCGCTTAATGGGAACCGTTCTCAATATGGGG